ATACACTTGAACATTCTTGACATAACACTTAACAAAATCTCTACAATGTCGCACAGTAAAGCTGATTTGGAAAAGGTGCTTGATCTCATCAGCAAGCATGATGTTGAGGCTCTGAAAGCTAGTGATTTTGATCAATTTCAGTACCAGGGATTCGACCCTCTCCGAGTTGTGAAAATGCTCATGGATACTAAGAAGTCAGAAAGTATATCTGATTCTGAGTTCAGAGATGATGTTGTGAAAATGGTTGCTATTGGCATGATCAAGGGTAGTGTCACAAACAGAAATATTGTAAAGATGTCTGATGAAGGTCAGAAAGGTGTGAGAGCATTGATCAAGAAGTACAAGTTGCAAATGGGTGGTGCCAAAGGAAAATCTGCTTCTGTTCTCACCTTCCCACGAATCATGGCAACATTCCCTGATCTAGCAGTGAGGATGGTTTCAGTGATAGGATGCAAATCATTCACTGGACCAATGCTCTCTAATAAACTTCCTGAGGCAATGCAGGTTCAAGTCTTCCCGGCTTTAGTCCCCAGATCAATGGATTCTACTGTGAAGAAAGCTCTGCTGACTGCCAGCCTGTGTTACTCCATTGACCAGAGCATTCAGATTTCTCAGATCAAAGAACCAGAGCTGAAGACTCTTGCAGGATCTCAGAGCAACTTTACTATGGTTGGACACCAGTCTCCTATTCCATCTCAAGCTGTTAGACTTGCAGTGTTCAATGGCCTCAATCTAGACTCCAATTACAAAGAGATCTCAGAAGTGCTGCTTAACTACAAGAAACTGGTAGATCCAGAGATTCAGATCCCTTCCGAAATAGAATTTAAGCAGGCCTTATCTGACTTAAAGTAGAATGAACTAGCATCCCATCTGCGCCTGCAAAATAACTCGAAATCACAAAACAATTTAAAATTAATTAAAACAACACAAAACAAAGGATCATTGAGATCATGACAGTCGTTACCAGTAGTTGGGATGTGCACATGTTGCATTAGCTGAACGGAGTGAGTTTCTTTATATCATTATCAAGATGTTCAACTTCAATTCGGGAAGACTCAGACGTATCTCCAATCACTGTGCTTTCACCGAAAGATACATTTCTTGTCTGCTTGGGCTTCTTATCTCTACTGGCAATTGAGTCTATCTCATCCTGGTGCTTCTTAGTAGCATTGATCTCCTTCTGAGTCTTTGAGATCATCTCCTGCACATGCTTGAATCCTGGCATACCTGGCACATTCTTATGTTTATCTTCAGAATAGTCGCTGAATGAACTTAAGGACAACGATCTCAACTCATCCATCCCGTCATCACTTGGCTCAATTGAATTTTGATCCACTGGGATAGATTTACGGCCCTTTGATATGAATTCCCAATCACTAGTGGCAACATCTATCTTCTGACCTTTCTTTTGGCCCTTTGCCATGGAAGATTTAGCATATTTTATTGCTTCTGATCGATCAACTATTGGTGCTGTTTCATCCACTAGCTCTCCAGACAAGAATAACTGATGTAGAGGATCCCTATTGTTATTGAGAACAGACACATCAACATGGTTTGGGTTCACTAGAGGAGTATCTAGTGCAGATGCTGGAATCATGTTCTGAGCAACAACAGTTTGATTCTCAAATTGCATTGGAAACATCATGAACTCTATAACTAACTGCACCTGGATTGCTCCCCACTGTCTTCCTTCCTCCAAAAAACTTCGTTCTCTTGAAATAGTCAGAATTAGCTGATCAGCATCCTGAACAGGTATACAGTATGGTAAGGCTAAATTTCCTCTAGACATCATGTTAGAGGTAGCAGTGAATGACTTGACAGTCTGATCTGATAACAACCGATTATCAGCAATTCCAACTTTGACTTTTGTAAAGTTGCAATCAGGAGAAACAACAGCTCCATACATTGTCATGGCATCAGACACTCTCATGTAATTTCCAACAGGCTTAGCTTTTCCAGCTGGGATAATTTGATCTAGTGGAAAAGATTCTGTTTCTTTGAATAACTGAATGACTGGCAGGTTGTCAATGGGAATTGATTTCTTCTTAAGAATTGGTTGAAATGACATCAGTCTCCTCAGTTTTGCCTCCACAGTCTCCGGTTCTCTACCAGTAACTGCAGCGTACATGAACCTAGTACCATCCTCATGCCTCTTGATGAGATCTGTCATGCCCAGCTCCTGAGTTGGCTGGTCATACTGATATAGTTCTCTCTCTGCTCCTTCCATCGCTTTCTTAGCAACATTTCCATCTTTTGTAGCTTTGAGATCACTTGACTTCTGTTTTGGCTTTCCAGTGCCAGACTTGGATCTGCCACCAGAACTAAACAACCTGCTTAGCATTTTCCAAAGTGTTAATGAGATGCTACTTTGGGTATTGTTGAATATTGATATCGAGATG